CGTAAAAAACTAGCAGCAGAACGTAGCTCAGAAGTAAATAAAGGAAATAATTATTCCAGTAAAACCAATAGGTTATGGGCGGAAACACTTAGACGTGCTGTAGTGCAATCAGATGCAGAACGATTAAGACAGATAGCAGAGGCTTTAATAGATAAAGCAGCTTCAGGTGATGTATCAGCTATCAAAGAACTAGGTGATAGAATAGATGGTAAGTCAGTAGCAACTACAGAGTTGACTGGCGTAGATGGTTCTAATTTACCTATAAGTATTGCAATAGATTTTGTAAAGCCTAAAGATGAAGGTTAATGCAACCTTTCCTGATAGGCTAAACTTCTTATTTGAGCCACATAGATACAAAGTAGCTTATGGCGGTAGAGGTTCAGGGAAAAGCTGGTCTATGGCTAGAGCATTGCTTATAAAAGCAGCTAATGAGCCAACACGTGTCTTATGTGCCAGAGAAATACAAAAGTCTATTAAGCAGTCAGTCCATACATTACTGAATGACCAAATACAATCTTTAGGTCTAGGAGCTTTCTATGAAGTTCTTGAAGCTGAGATTAGAGGTCTTAACGGTAGTACATTTAGCTTTGCTGGTCTTGCTACAAATACTGTTGAGTCTATAAAGTCTTTTGAAGGTTGTGATGTTGTATGGGTAGAGGAAGCTCAGACTGTTAGTAAAAAGTCATGGGACATCTTAATCCCTACGATACGTAAACCTAATTCAGAGATATGGGTATCATTTAACCCTAATATAGATACAGACGATACATATACTAGGTTCGTGGTTAATCCACCAAAGAACGCTAAGGTAGTCAAGGTAAACTATACTGACAATCCTTGGTTCCCTGAAGTCCTAGAGATAGAACGTCTACATAGCGAGAAGACTAACCCTGACTATGCAAACATCTGGGAAGGTGATTGTAAGGCTGCTGTAGATGGTGCTATATACTCTAACGAGATACGTGAAGCACAAGAAGGTAACCGTATAACAACTGTACCTTATGACCCTATGATGAAGGTTCATGTAGTTATGGACTTAGGATGGAACGACAGCATGTCAGTTATCCTATGCCAAAAAGGTATATCAGACTTACGCATCATTGGTTATATAGAAGATGACCACAGAACATTAGATAGTTATTCTGCACAACTAAAGAACTTATCCTATAACTGGGGTACAATGTTCTTACCACATGACGGACAGTCTAAAGACTTTAAGCATGGTATATCAGCAGAAGATATTATGAAGAAGTTAGGATGGGATATACGTATCGTGCCTAAAGCAGACATAGAGTCTGGGATTAAGTTAGCACGTATGAACTTCCACCGTATATACTTTGATAAGTCAGCACAAAGACTTGTTGAGTGTTTAAAGAATTATCGCAGAAGTATAAACTCTGCAACTAACGAACCTGGTGCACCATTGCATGATGAGTTCTCTCATGGAGCAGATGCGTTCAGATATTTATGTACCTCTATTGAGTCTATGAAGAATGAGTCATGGAGCAAAGAGAAAATACAATATACAAATAGAGGAATTGTTTAATGAAGATACAAGATATGGAAATCATTGCACAGATAGAGCAACAAGAAAATATTGCCTATGGTGTAAATGACTCATCATTGTCGGATGATAGAGCAGAAGCGATTGACTACTATTTAGGTCAGCCATTCGGTAACGAAGAAGAAGGTCGTTCACAAGTTGTATCTTATGACGTACAAGACACCATTGAGTCAGCATTACCACAATTACTTAAAGTATTCGTAGCAGGTGATAAGGTTGTTCAGTTTGACCCTAAAGGTCCTGAAGACCAAGAAGCAGCAGACCAAGAAACAGATTATGTAAACCATGTCGTTATGGAAAAGAACGAAGGGTTTAAAGTATTCTATGTATGGTTTAAAGACGCATTACTATCTAAGAACGGATATGTAAAAGTCTATGCTGAAGAAGAGGAAGAGGAAGAAGAATACGAGTATAAAGGTCTATCTGACGCACAACTACAAATGTTGGCTTCAGATGAGAAGACAGAAGTATTAGAACATACTGCTTACCCTGACCCATCTATTAACATGGATGTTATCTATCAGCAAGCAGCCATGAATGGTGTAGACCCAGCTACAGTTATGCAACCTATGTTACATGATGTTAAGCTCAAGGTTACAGAGGACAAGACAGATATTAAGATTCAAAACGTAGCACCTGAAAACATGATGATATCTATAGAGGTATCAGGTCCTAACTTACAAGACGCTACTTTTGTTCAACATAGAGAAGTTATGCAGTTAGCTAGTATTGCTGAAGCGTTTGACAAGCCATTAGAATACATAAAGTCTATCATGTCAGATATTAGAGACACTTTTGAAGAAGAGTCTAATGCACGTGATATCTATGACGAAGAATACGACAGAGCTATTGCTCCAGAAGAAGGTTTAGTTAAAGACACATACATTAAGTTAGATGGTGTAAGACATAGAGTAGTTGTATTAGGTAATACAATCCTATACAAAGAGAAATGCGAGTATGTACCTTTCGCATGTATCACACCTATGATTATGCCACATAGACATATCGGTCGTTCTTATGCTGACTTGACTATGGACATTCAGTTAATTAAGTCTACCCTTATTCGTGGTCAGTTAGATAATATGTATCTAGCTAACAATGGTCGTTATGCAATATCTGACAGAGTAAACCTAGACGATATGCTAACGTCAAGACCAGGCGGTATCGTTCGTGTAGAAGGTGACCCAGGTTCAGGCATTATGCCTTTATCACATCCACCACTACCAGCATCATCATTTGGTATGGTTGAATACATGGACTCTATGAAAGAGAAGAGAACAGGTATCACAGCTTACAACCAAGGCTTAGACTCTAACAGTCTTAACAAGACAGCTACTGGTGTAGCACAGATTATGAATGCGTCTCAACAACGTATTGAGTTAGTAGCTAGAACATTTGCAGAGACAGGTGTTAAAGAACTATTTAAACTTGTGCATCATTTAGTTAGAACAACACTTACTAAACCAGACATTATTCGTCTACGTAACAAATGGGTAGAAGTAGACCCTAGAGAATGGAAAGCTCGTAAAGACTTATCTATCTCTGTAGGCTTAGGTGCAGGTAATAAAGACCAACAATTGGTTCACTTAACATCTATCTTGAATATGCAAAAAGAAGCTATTGCTGTTGGCTTAACTAACCCTGAAAAGATATACAACGCATTAGCTAAACTTACACAGAATGCAGGCTTTAAGAACCCTGAAGAGTTCTGGGTTAATCCAGCTAATACACCTGAGCAAGAAGGTCAACAAGACAAGCCTTCTGAAGCAGAGATTATGGTGCAAGGTCAGTTACAGATTGAACAACAAAAAGCTCAAGCACAACTACAACAAGAACAAGTACGTTCACAGAATGATGTTATAATTGAACGTGAGAAGATAGCAGCTCAAGCAGAACTAGAACGCTTCAAGGCACAATTAAGAGCAGAGACAGATTTAGCTATCGCACAAATCAAAGCACAATCAGGAATGATATATGGCGGATAAGTCACTAGAAGAAGTTAAACGTGGTGAACAAGCAACACAGATATTAGATAACCCTCTATACAAAGAAGCTATGGATAAGGTTCGTGAAAGTCTTATTGCTAGTATGGCTAACAGTCCACTAGGTGATGAGAAGACACACAACAAATTAGTTATTGCACTACAATTACTAAACCAAATAAACAAGCAACTTACTGACGTGATGCACACAGGTAAGTTAGCAGCTATCCAAACGGACAGACCTAAGTTTAAGATATTTGGGTAAGGACAAGCCCACTTAAAGCCTACTTCGGTAGGTTTTTTTATTGTCTAATTTCAAGGAAATAAAACTATGAGTGACCAAGTCGCAGAACAGTCACCACAAAGTCGGTTAGAGACTATGCTTGGTGATAGTATTGAGTCAGATGTTAAACCACCTGAACTTCAAGAAGAGGAAGAACAAGCACCACTAGAAGCTGAGGCTGAAGAAACTACTGATGAAGTAGAGACTGAAGAAGAAGCAACAGAAGAATCAGATGACGAAGCTGAGGAAGAAGAACAGTCGCAAGATGAAGTTCCTGCTATCCTTAAACTTAAAGTCAATGGTGAAGATGTTGAGAAGCCACTAGACGAAGTCGTAGCATTAGCACAACAAGGCTT